ATGGCGAAGACAAAAGCGAGCAAGGCGCCGCAACAAAAGACTCAGAAAGCTGTAGAGCAATCTCCGGCTGAGCCTGAAGGCACGCGAAAGCAACGGATCGAGAAAATTCTGAAGCAACTAGAAGACCGGCTAGTCAAGGACGCCGGTAAGGCATCCGTAGCGGAGTTTTTGAAGCTCGCCCAATTGGCACGAGAACTTGAAGAAGACGAACACCAGGTGAAGGAGCTCAGAGTATCGTGGGTGGACCGGACGGGGACATCAAGTATCGCGAGATAGAATACAGCCCGCTTCCCTCACAGAGCCTGTTCCATCAGTCGGTTGCGAGATTTAAGGGATTTTCGGGACCGGTCGGGTCGGGGAAGAGTCAAGCACTATGTCACGAAGCGATCCGCCTCAGCTATGTGAACGTCGGCCGAACAGGGCTAGTCGGCGCGCCGACTTACCCAATGTTGCGGGATGCAACCTTGACGAGTTTTCTCGAGGTATTGAACCAGAACGCTATTCCATACGAGTTCAATAAATCCGAGTGTGTGTTAACGGTCACGGAAATCGGTTCACGGATCCTGTTTCGCGCCGTCGACGAATTTGAACGACTGCGGGGCACCAACTTAGCTTGGTTCGGGATTGACGAGTTGACGTACACGAGCGAGAACGCATGGCTGCGGCTCGAGGCGCGCCTGCGGGATCCACTCGCTGCTGTCCTGTGCGGATTTGGCGTTTGGACGCCGAAAGGGTTCGATTGGGTTTACCGGCGCTTTGTGAAAGACCCGGTGAAGGGATACGAGGCGATCCTGGCGAAGCCCAATGAAAACCGGCATTTGCTCGACAAAGTCCCGGACTTCTATGAGCGGCTGAAGTCGAGCTACGACGCGGCGTTTTTTGAGCAGGAAGCGCTTGGACAATACCTGAATGTGAGCGCTGGGGCGGTCTACAGATCTTTTGATCGAAAGCGAAATGTGAAGCCGCTGAGATTGGACCCGTCCTTACCCGTGTTCTGGGCGTTGGACTTTAACGTAGATCCAATGTGTTCCATCATCGCCCAGAGAACGAATACGGAGATTCGAGTTCTCAACGAGATCGTACTGAGCCGCGCAAGCACTTATGACGCATGCGAGGAGTTTCATAGCCGTGTACCGAATCACCAGGCGGGCCTCTTTGTGTATGGAGACGCATCCGGGAGCAAGCTGCAAACGGCGGGTACCACCGACTACAAAATTGTACGCGAATACCTGCGCCGCAATGGTTACGAAAGATTCGAGATTAAAGTACCAGCAAGCAACCCGCCCGTCAGAGAGCGGATCATGCTGACAAACGCAAAGCTCAGGACTGCTAGCGGCGAATGTGAGCTGTTCATCAGCCCAATGTGTAAGGGACTTATACAGGACCTTGAAGAGGTGACGTATAAGCCGGATACCAGCATTATCGACAAGGATCGGGACCCGAAGCGGACACACCTTTCGGATGCGCTCGGGTACCTGATTTGGCAAGAATGCCGGCCGCAAGGAAACATCGGCCCGCAAGGGCGCAAGTTGTTCTGAAGGTAAACGACAGAAGGGCGAGGGAGACGATGTTTGATATCAATCGCGAGCACCCGGAGTACGTGGCTGAGCGGCGGGTGCGGCGCCAGAACCGGGACTTATATGTGGGTGGCGAACAATTCAAGGCGCGGGCGTGCGACTACCTGGTCCGGCGGCAGAAAGAACCCGCAGACGTTTATGGGGAAAGGTTGGTTCGCGTTTTCTACGAGAACTATATCGGCTCCATCATCGATTGGTATACGGCCACTCTCTTCCGCCGCGAACCCGTTCTTGCGTTTGAGGGTACCAACGACCGAGGCCGCCAGTTCTTCGTAGAGTTCACTGATGATTGCGACCTGAAGGGGACCACACTCACAGAGTTCCTCCGAGCGAGGTTCATCGAAACTCTCATATTCGGTAAGAGTCATATTCTGGTGGACTTTCCCCGCTGGCGGCCCGCTGAGAACCGGGCCGCCGAAGATGCCTTGGGCGTCTCGCGCGCGTATCTGATTGGTTACGACTCCGAACAACTCATCAACTGGAGCCATGACGAGAACGGGAATTACGAGTGGGTAGTATTACGAACCAGTGGTTTACGCAAACTGAGTGTCGAGGACGCCGGTTGGACAAAAGAGACGCGCTGGGCGTACTACGACAAAGAAAACTATCGCATTTACCACCACATTGAAGGGACGGGCGAACGGGCCGAGCCGACGCTGGTCGCGGCCGGCCGTCACGGATTGGCCAAGCAGCAACTAGTGCCACTGTTCAACATGACCATGCCTGAGGGCCTATGGCTCATGAACCGCGCTGGCCTGTTACAGCTCGAACACTTCAACAAGTCCAACGCCCTATCCTGGGCTCTTACCATGGGCTTGTTCGCCATGCCGGTGGTCTACTCAGACCGAGAATGGAACCAGATCGTTGGAGAGTCTTACTATATTCAACTCGGTCCCCAGGATAAGTTCGGATGGACGGAACCAGAAGGTAAGGTTTACCAGATCGCAGCCGACAATCTGGTCCGCCTGCAGGAAGAGATTTATAGAGTCTGCTATCTCCCGCAAGCAGGCGGAGAACTATCCGGCGGAGGCGCACAATCAGCCTCGAGCAAACAACGCGACTTCGCAATTACCCAAGAAGTGCTGCGAGCATATGGCGACACGGTCAAGGAGACTCTCAAACGCGTACTGCGCGCCGCAGCGGCGGCCCGAGAGGACGGACTGAGCATTGACGTCTACGGCATGGACGAATTCGATATCGGGGATTTTGGGACCAAGCTCGACGATGCCCAGCGATTGCTAAGTCTGGGAATGAATTCTCCAACACTGAAGAAGCAGGTGTTCAAGAAGCTTGCTCTTCAATATCTTTGCGATATCAGGCAGGATGTCAAGGACCAGATTGCGCGGGAGATCGATGCCGGAAGCTAGGCATTAACAATAGAGCGACTTAGGGAGGGCTATGGACGAACAAAAGACGGATGAACTGGACATACGCTCCGTTATTCGGGGAGCTATTGAGGAGTTCGTTCGCGCCGAACAATCAAAAGCAGAGCCTGCGTACAAGGCCGAGTTATTGGAAGAGCGAAAACGGCGCGAGCAGCTAGAATCGCGAATGAACGAACTCATTCGCGAGAATCAGCGGACACAGAAGATTGCGGAGGAAGCTGACCGCAGCGCGGCAGTTCGCGCTGAGTTAGGGCGTCTCGGCGTGGCAAAGGTTGATTTGGCATACCGAGTGGTACGTGACGAGATCCACCGGACAGAAGACGGACGACTCGTGGCAACAACCGATGATGGCGCGCTGCCCATGAAAGACTACTTGGCCCGGTTCGTGAATGAAAATCCCGAACTCCTTCCGGCGCGAATTGCGGGCGGTTCCGGCAGTGGACCGGCTCCCAAAGCGCCTGCCAACAGCGGAGGACTCGACCTCGATAAGATCCGCCCCGGAATGAATCCGGAAGAGTTGGAGAAGGTGCGCCGAGAGATCTCGCGTCTAGCCAACCAGACATTGAAAGGCATGTAACACTCATGGGCGGTCGCAGTCAGGCCCGCCGCAAGCAGCGAGAAGGGAAGAACTAAGGACAAATAGATGTCAATTATAACCTCAGCAAATATTGCGAATGCCATAGTAAAACTCGTGGCAGTCGATGCGTTGCCCGCGCTCATGGGCAATCTGGTAATGGGCAACCTGGTAAATCGGGATTATGAGCCGGTTCTGGCACAGGCCGGCGACACGGTGAACGTTCCAATTCCTCCAACTCTGGTTGCGAACAACATCGCGGAGGGGGGTACGGTTACGCCCCAGAGCCCGAACCTTGGGAATGCGCAGATCGTTTTGAACACTCATGCAGAGGCCACCTTCCAGATTCCGGATGTGACCAAAGTGCTCGCAGTTCCGGATCTCTTAAAACTGTACATGCAACCCGCAGTGGTCGCCTTGGCCGAACGCATCGAGTCCGATTTGCTGAATCTGTATTCTCAATTCAGCGCGAACGCACCGGTAGGAGTGGGAGGCACCGCGCCGACCGAAGATGTAATCGACGCCGCTGAAACGGCTCTCTTCCAGGCCAAAGTTCCGGCTAGCGCGTCCAAGTACCTGGTGGTGGACTCCGCGGCGTATTCAGCCCTCCGGCAGATTCCGCGTTTTAGCGAATTTTACACCGCAGGCGAGGCCGGCTTACGCGCTCTCGTCGATGGCTCAGTCGGGAAAATGAAGGACTTCTTCATCTTCCGTTCACAGTTCGTTCCGAAGACCGGTAGCGGACCGGTCACGACACATAACCTGGCGTTCGCGAAAGATGCTATCGCGTTGGTGGTTCGCCGGCTGCCGCAACCGTTGCCGGGAACTGGCGCCGTTGCGGAGTATGCGGAAATGGGGAACTTTGGCATTCGCGTCGTCATGAGCTATCAGCCGAATACCTTGGCGCAACAGTTCACGGTCGACGTGCTCTACGGCTGCGCGGTCCTGCGAAACAACTTCGCGGTACAGGTCAACAGCTAGTTAGGTCCACCAGGCAAAGGCAGGTGCATCTAGCCCCAACTGGGCTTGTGCACCTGCCTGTACTCCGTTGATAGTGAATAAGAACAGTGAATAAGAACCCAAGTGGTTCGGGATGCGCGTGGTTACGAGGACTTATGGACTTACGAGTTTACTACCAGAACGTGCGGAAGACGGAGCAAGGCATCACTCTGCCTCACGTCGTTGTAATCAGCCTTGAGACCGGCGATGGGGGCAAAGCTGGAAGGATGAGCGAAGTTTCGCGAGAGATCGCCGCAAAGTTGATTGTCGACGGACGAGCCCGTCTCGCCAATAAGAAAGAAGCGGATGACTACTACGAGGCGTTGAGAACCGAACGCGAGCAGCTACAAAAGCGATTGCAAGCGGAACGCACCCACTTCAACTTGGTTTCCGACCGGATGCTTGAAACCATTCAGAACCCTTCGCGCAAGGACAAGGTGTAGGGTCAAGAGTTCCAATGGCATTATTCATGGATGGCGGGATCAACACTCTCGAAGACCTTCGGCATTATGAAAGCGGCATTCTGGATACAGCCGGCTACGAGAATATCAACCTGACGGCGAAGATGGCGCTTGCGCAAGATGAAATGGCCAGCGACATCCTCTTGTTTCTGCTCAGAGAGGAGAAGCACGGTACCTCTGCCAGCTGTCCCGTCTTAGGTTTTGACAGCGGCCAAAGGCGGAGACATAGAGGCGTTTCGGATGTCGTCACGACCAGCGCTCTAAGGCGCTGGCATGCATTCAAGACTCTGGCGCTGGCATATCAGGATGCTTACTACAATCAGCTCAACGACCGATACGAAGCCAAATGGCAACAATACGGCGAGCTTTCTCGACAAGGCTCCGAGCAATATTATCGAATCGGTGTCGGCCTGGCTCTCGATCCTATGCGCAAAGCGGTGCCGCCACTCCTGCTTTCAACTGCAGGGAGCTCAGCGGCGGCAACCTACTACGTGCAGGTGAGTTTTGTTAATGCCGCTGGGCAAGAAGGTACGCCAAGCGACATAGTCGCGCTGTTGACAGCGCAGGGCACACAACTCGTTGTGAACGCCTCGGGCTCGCCGACAAATGCGGTTGGCTGGAATGCCTACGTGGGTATCGCCCCCGAGAGCGTGACGCGGCAAAACATTTCGCCGATCGCCATCGGAACCGCCTGGACGATGCCGGCGACCGGACTGATCTTCGGCCGGCCTCCGGGCAACGGCCAAATGCCAGACCACTACGTGGTCAACGACCAGAAGGTCTCGAGGGGTTGACATGGCGCAGATAGCGAGTGTCGCGACGGCGAAGCTCCAGTCGGTACTGGCTGGGCCTTCAGGTATGCCTTCCAGTGTTTCTGTCATCGGGGATCTCGAAGGCGTGCAACTGCCTTCGTTTAGCGCAGCTCAGATCGTCGCCCAAAACGTGGCGCCCGAGATTCTCGATCACGCGAAAGGTACAAAGTACCCGGGGCTTTATGTGTATTGCACCAAGGTGTCAAATCTGCAGCGTGAAAAGTTTCGGACTTTTTCCGGCGAAGCACAGCTGGCCATCGAAGTGAGGGCGTCACAAGACAGGCTTGACGGCCTGGAATCGAATCTTCAGATGTATGTCGATGCTGCCACTCGCGTACTCGATGAAAATCTCGGCGATTGGGGCAACGGGTTCTTCTATACAGGCGGATACGAAGTGAGCTTTGGAGCTGTGAAGAACGGCGGCCGCAACTTTCTCCAGACGGCCAAAATCGCGCTGGCGGCGCGAGTGAGCATCTAACTAAAAGGGAGGCAGGAGAGTCCTGCTCGATACATGGCTTCGTACATATCTTCGAACGATAACAGGTTTTACGTTGCACCTGAAGCGGCGTATGGACAGGTGTGCACGGTGTCTTCACAGAGCCGTATACCCGCCGTCAAGCTAGCGACGTCCAATACGATTGAAAGGGCTCAGCGCCGGGATAAGACGGGGACCAGGACCTTTCTGGGCGATCCGACACTGACGCGAAGGTCGACCAGCTTCAGCCTGACGACTTATATGATCGGCTGGACCGACCAGACACAGCAACCGCCGCACGGTCCACTGTTCCAAGCGTGCCTGGGCGGATCCGCTGAACTGTGGGGTGGAGCAACCGTGGCCGCGGCGCAAAATTCGACGCAAATCGTTTTCACTACACCACACGGGCTGACACCTGGTCAGGCTGTCGTTTACTTGGGGGAAATGCGTTTCGTGACGGGAATTCCCAACAATACTACGGTGCAGATCAATGCACCATTCACAACGACGCCGAAGGCGAATACCCGCATGACTCCGACTGCAGGGTACACGTTAGCTACTGAATTGCCCAGCGTCTCTATTTTTGACTATTGGAGTCCGACTACGGCGGCTCAGAGATTAATTGCGGGTGCTGCTGTAAACGAGTTACAGGTGAAGGTAAACAACGACTATCACGAATTTGTTTTTTCAGGAGGAGCGGCTGACTTGCTAGATAGCTCGAGTTTCCAGACTGGCCAGGGGAACTTAACGCAGTTTCCGGCCGAGCCGGCGGTGAATCCTCTGAGCTATTCGATCATTCCAGGCCACCTCGGGCAAGCGTGGCTCGGGAGTACACCTAGTCAATTTGTGACGCTCACGAAAGCGACCGTAGGGATCAGTAACGGCTTGGCGTTGCGCGACAAGGAGTTTGGATCGAACCTTGCGCGAGGCATTTCACCCGGCAGCCGCAACGTTTCGCTGGACTTTAGCTTGTATCAACTGGACGACGCCGGTACTCAAGCGCTGTATCAAGCCGCTCGACAGCGGTCTCCGATAAGTGTGATGTTGCAACTCGGCGAGCAGTCGGGGCAGTTGTTTGGCATTTACATGAGCGCCGTGATTCCGGAAGTGCCTGCCTATGACGACAGCGACAAAAGGCTGCAATGGGGTTTGCAGAAGTGCCGAGCACAGGGGACATTGAACGATGAAGTCTTTATTGCGTTTGGATAGGATCAAGGGACTCCAGTTCTCGGAACGGACCATATCGTACGAGAGCACGCTGAGGATTCCTTCGACAGCCGTACCTGGAGTACAGTTCACGATCTGGCGCGTCTCCTTCCGGCGGCGCCAGGACTTGTACCGTAGAATTCGCGAGCTTAGCGGACGCATGGCGTTCCTCGAATCGGGAAGCGACCTTCAGGAGAGAGTGGAGGCCAATCTGCTCGCGCAAGAAATTGATGAGATGTATCTTCGATGGGGCTTGGCGAGCATTGAACTTCTGTCGACGGATGGCGAACCCAGCACAGTTGAGTCCCTAATCGAAAAGGGACCTGAGAGCCTTGCACGAGAAATTGTTAGGGCCATCAAAGCCGAGTGTGGCTTGTCTAACGAAGAACGAAAAAACTGATCGTCGCCTTCCACTACCAGTTTGGAAATCAGATCGCCTGGAAGTGCGACGACTGCAGAAAAGGCGGTCTGGAAAAGAGGCGCCGATGCGGTTGGGTGCCTGACGAAGAACTGCCGGCGGAGCGCGTCGTCTGGGTCCGAGGACGGGTGGCTTTGACGAGTTGCCCAACTTCTTACGTCAGTGCGGAAAGCCTACACCTGCTGGATGAGTTTAATGTCTGGAAGTGGTTTGGACATAACGACCTTGACGGATTGCCCGCACGCGTAGTTGATGCCATTGTGCTATTGGAGAGCGAGCTAAGGATGGAAAAGAGCGATGCCGAGAAATAAATATACTGAATCTCTGCTGCGAAGCCTTGGAGAAGGCTCCAGCCGGGAGGATTTACTTGGACCATTGTTGTTTCCGGGCCTGAGCATCGACAACGTCGGCTCAATGGCGCTCGGCGGCATGCCTGGTTCCTTCCCAAACGCGGGTTCGGACGCGGTGACGGGCGTTGGCAGCCAGATCGCGCAGATCAGCCAGCAATTGAACAACATCCAAAATGGGCGCTTGGCACAAATTGATTCACTTACTAGCCAAGATATCGCCTCGAGCGGTGGTACATCATCGGCTCAAGGAAGTGGTACAGGGATCCTCAGCTCATTGGGAAACGTGGCTGGCGGGTTGCTAGGCGGTAGCTTCGGGCTGTCCCCTATCGTCAGCGGGATCATGGATCTGTTGGGTGGCGGACAACAAATACAGGCGCTAGTCCCATACACGTTACCACCATCGATTCAATACGAAGGCGGAGCGGGAACGTCAACGGGTGGCGCTACCCTTCCGGTAGATTACGGAGAAAACGGTACG